GAGGTTGAGGGTAAGCTGGTAGGGTATCACCCTGATGCCTTACGTAATGACCCTGACCTACGCCGTGACAAAGCAGAGGAAGCCAACGACATCATGGCTAAGATGGGCGCATTTATGGGAGCAGCATCTTGATACCTAAGTGGTTCAAAGCTGGCCACAAAGAGCTTGTACTAGAGCGTATGCCTAGTCTGCCTGACGCTATCTACATTGATGAAGTAGTTAGGACTGCGCTTAAAGACATAGGAGTGGAGCCTAATCGGTTCCACTACACACTAACCGTCTATTATGAGGAGGACAAATAATGGATATAATGAAACGACTATCCAAGGCTAAGACCACACTGGTGCTAGAGCATCCGTTCTTTGGTTCTATTGCCCTTGGTATGCCCAACGTACTGGATGACAGCATACCTACTGCCTGTACCAATGGTAAGGAGGTGCGATACAACCCAGACTTTGTTGACAGACTGACCGATGGTAACATCGTATTCCTTGTAGCACACGAGTGCTTCCACCCTATGCTCAGCCATATATGGCGGCTGTCTGGTCGTGACCCTAAGAGGTGGAACATAGCTGGTGACATCATCATCAATCAGATGCTCAAGGACGAGGGTATAGGTGACTTCATCGAAGGTGGTTGCCTAGATAAAGACCTGTTCGACAGAGGTGGCGGCACTACAGAAGGTGTCTACAACCTGTTGCCAGATGATTACCAAGATGACAGCTCTGGTGAAGGAGGTATCGGTCAGGACATAGGCGCACCCTCTGATGACGCTGCTGAACAGGCACAAGACGAGGCCGAGTGGCGCGTCAAGGTAGCCCAAGCAGCCCAAGCAGCTAAGATGTCAGGTAAACTATCCGAGGGGTTAGAACGTCTAGTCCAATCAGTGTTGTCACCCAAGGTTAATTGGGAGGACGTTATGGATAAGTTCTTGGAGCGGCGTAAGACTGACCAGCGTAGCTTTGCTAGGGCCAACCGTAGGTTTGCAACTCAGGGGTTGTTCCTACCATCCCGTACTGGTGAGATGCTTGGCGAGGTTGTGTTCTTTGTAGATTGCTCTGGCTCTATAGGTGATGAGGAGATCGCACAGTTCGCAGCAGAAGTACGTAAGGTACACACTGACTTGATACCTAGTAAGCTGCATGTTGTATACTTTGACAGTGAGGTGTCACATCACGATGTGTTTGAGCCTACTGACGAGGTGCATGTAAAAGCGCACGGCGGAGGTGGCACTGCCTTCAGCCCACTGTGGCAGTTCTTACAGGACAACGACATAGAGCCTGTTGCTGCTGTCGTACTGACTGACCTTGTTTGCTATGACTTTGGTACGTCACCTGACTACCCTGTACTATGGGTATCAACCCACTCTGACAAAGCACCGTTCGGTGAAGTGGTGATGATGTGAGTACAGAACAACTAATGTTAGCGGCTCTGATGGTCGCTAACTTAATTTACGTACTGCTAACGCATAGAGAGTGCGGGAGAGCAAAGCGTAACAGTGAGTTCTACCTAAGTGTATTGACCGATGTGGCAAACAAAGAGGTAGAGTTTCGTTTCAACAACCAAGGCGAGATGGAAATCCGCAAAATACTAGGAGAGTAACATGGCTACTGTAAGATTTAGTGACGAACTGAAGGGCAACATCAAGGATGCTGCAAAGAAAATCCACGATCCTTCTATTGATAAGGCAAGGCATAGTATACCAGAAGGGTTTGGTCGTAAGATTTATGACGCTGTGATTGATGCAGACACACAAGCCAAGATGGCACAACTACCTGCTCGTTTCTTTAAGACGCACGATACCCTACACTTTGAGGGCTTCTTTGACACCAACACTCGCAGTGTAAGGTTAGACTTTGGACAGCCCGAAGACCATCATCGCAGCTATACGACACCATCGCTAGATGTATCTGGCCTACCTTGGGCCTATGACACGAACAAAGCTAACGATGGGTGTGACCTAACCTATGGCCGTGGTGTGAGGCTGGCGTACAATCAACATAAGTTCGCAGATATACTTGAGGAGTACACTGCATGGGGTAAGCGAGTGCAAACAGCAGAGGCTAAGCGAGATGCGTTTGTAGATGGTGTAGGTAAGATCATTGACAACTACTCTACGCTAGCTCCAGCCCTTAAAGCATGGCCTGCACTGTGGGACTTAATCCCAGAGGACAAGAAAGCGAAACACAAAGAGGTTGTGGAGCGTAGGTCTAACAAGCCTGTTGAGCTAGACATGGATACTAGCAGCCTGACTGCCTCTGTTACTCTAGCTAAGTTGGTGAGGTAACATGCCAGTATTTCACAACTACGAAACAGCGTATGCACACTTTGCTAATGTGCGTGACCCCGCTAAAGGCAAGCCTGTCCGTTCGTTCGGACGGCTATACTTAGCCAATGACAATGTGTTTACGTTTGCTATTCACGGGACGGCGGTGTTCCGCTTGTCTCCTGACAACGTGTTGACGTTTGTTATGACACCCACCGAGGCGCGCAATAATTCAAACACTCTATCTATGGCACTGGATGATGTGGTGCCGCTCTATTGGCAGAGGGCAGGGGTAGGTAGGTATAAAGTGGTGTCTCACTGGGGTAGCTCACAAAAACCAGAGTACTTCCAAGGTATGCAGTTCAGTATACTAACAGGTACATGCCTTAACCCCATGCCTGACCTCAAGGACCGTGTTATACCAGAGGCACGCAAGGTGTGGCTAAGCGCACTGCGAAAGTGGAAGCGCGGTGTGAAGGTACGCGGTAAGATGGGTGCTATTGACGCCGTTATAAAAACCAGACGGGCAGATACAAATAAGTGGAGACACGTAACCTTTGACAATCCTCAGGAACTTGACATACTTTACAGATGTATTAAGAATAACGAACACCCCACTGATATGTTGCGTACTCTAGTAGAGGCAACGTCAGGATATATGGGGTACTATAGGTCAGCGGAGATAACTACAGCTGATGTATTAGGGTACGTAGACACCATGCTGGCAGCACAAAGCGTGGAATTACGTAAGAGGTTCGGCGTTTTTGGAGAGGACAATAGCCAATGAGTAAAGAACTTAATGAACTAATACGCCGTAAGGATGCACAGATACTTGTAGTTCAGAGCAAGAACTCCAAGCAACGTAGCGAGATTGCGCGGCTTACACTGAAACTTGAATGTGTAACCAAGGAGAAGATGGCGTTACTCAAGGATTTAAGGTGGATAAAAGGCATTGGGTAAGGGCGAGTATAAAAGAAAACATTCGGCGGCATGGACAGACGATCAGATACTGGAAGCACTTTACCTTCGAGACGAGGGGTTCAGTATGAATGAGATCGGCAGACATTTTGGCGTAACTAAGAACGCTGCGATTGGTATGATTAACCGAGTGTTGAACGCAAGTAAGGGTTAACAACGAAAGGAATTATATAATGAAGAAATATGCTACATGCCGTGACTGCGCTGGCGATGGTGTGCAGAGCGTCACGGTTTTCAAACCTCAGAGTTTCGACAGAGACTTTGGGGAGCCGTATGAAGAGGCTACACACTGTGAAACCTGCGATGGCGCTGGCGAAATACTTATAGAAGTGGAGGAGGATGAAGATGAATGAGCAACAGATGGATGTGATGCTGGATGAAGTGTTCAAGAAAGTGTTCGGCAGATACCCAATGAAAGGAGTGGCGTTACAGCGGATGTTGATCGCAATGAACGCAATTTCTGGCAAAGAGCTAGCCCTAGACGAAAGGGATTTAGTGGGAGAATACGATGGGTGATGATGATCTAGGTATGTTTGCGTCTTCACAACTGAAATACTTGCGACAACAGGTTGATAGGTTGCAAGACGAACAGTACCGGCGTGATGCGCTGCCCACTGTAAAGCGGGATTTGTTCGCCGCTAGGGAGGAACTGGACAATTTTGTAAGGGACTTGCGTAAAGCAGGTCATAAAATTTAGGAGTGACACATGACTAAGAAACAAGAAAAAATATGGGCCTATAAGTTAAAGAACCCACAAGCTACTGTGAGCCAGATAGCTAAGGCTACCAAATCTTCTTACGGCTATGTATATAAGCTGATGCAGAAGATCGGTACACCACCCGAAGTGTTAATGACCAACAGCGGTGTTGTTAGTACCAGTAGTACCGGGGAAACCACATCAACATACGACAAACACGTTGGTGTTAATCGTTCATACGTGTTGGACACAGCCAAGGAATACGTGACTAAGGATCGTGCGGCTGACCATGGCAACATGGAGGATAACTTCACCAAGATTGCGGAATACTGGTCACTGCATCTCGACACGCCAGTATACTCTGATGATGTTGCCGTGATGATGACCCTGTTAAAACTCGCACGTATCAAATCGAACAGGGAGCATTGTGATAATTGGATTGATGGTGCGGGGTACCTCGCGTGTGGTGCGGAACTCGTTGCTAAGAGATCAAAGTAATGGACCTAGTAACACTAGACTTTGAAACATACTACGACAGGGATTATTCTCTGTCGAAGATGACAACCGAAGCCTACGTTCGTGACCCTCGTTTTGAGGTGATCGGCGTGGGTGTTAAGGTCAATGACCACGCTACTGATTGGTATAGTGGCGCAGATACAGGCAGGTTCCTTCACTCAATGGACTACAGTGACAAGGCTATACTATGCCACAACACTGCGTTCGACGGGGCCATATTGGGCTGGAGGTTTGGTATCAAACCTAAGCTGTGGCTCGACACACTATCTATGGCAAGACCCAAGCACCAGATGACAGTAGGGGGATCGCTCAAGAACTTAGCCGCACACTACAGGCTAGGCAAGAAGGGTGATGAGGTATTCAACAACCTTGGTAGACGCCGCAAAGACTTTACAGAAGACGAGATGCAACGCTACTCAGACTATTGTGTCCAAGATGTAGAGCTAACATACAAGTTGTTTAAGAAACTATCTAAGGGTTTTCCCAAGGCTGAGTTGCTGGTGATAGACCAGACGCTGCGCATGTACACAGAACCTACGATTGAACTAGACCACAACGTGTTGGTGGAACACCTACAATATATTCAGGAGCGCAAGGCTGCACTACTAGACAAGCTCGGCGGTGAGGCTAAGGCCAAGGACATACTGATGTCCAACCCCAAGTTCGCTGACCTATTACGTGCGCTCGGCGTAGAGCCGCCCATGAAGACCAGCATCAGGACAGGTAAGGAAGCCTACGCTTTTGCTAAGACAGATCAAGGGTTCAAGGAACTGCTTAACCATAGCAAGCCCTCTGTTCGTGCTGTCGTTGAAGCTAGACTGGGTGTTAAGTCTACTATTGAGGAGAGTAGGACTATATCCTTTATGGGTATCGCTGACCGTGGCCCTCTACCTATCATGCTCAACTACTACGGAGCGCACACTGGCAGGTTCAGCGGTGGTGATAAGGTTAACCTACAAAACCTACCGCGCAACGGCAAGCTGCGGGCAGCACTGACTGCACCCAAAGGACAACTCATTGTGGCATGTGATTCCTCTCAGATCGAGGCGAGGATGGTTGCGTATCTGGCAGAGCAGAACGATCTACTACAATCTTTTAGAGATGCTAACGATGTGTACTCAGAGTTTGCCACCGATGTGTATGGCAAGCCTGTTAGTAAGGCGAACAAGTTGGAGCGACATGTAGGTAAGACAGCTATCCTTGGGCTGGGCTACGGCATGGGCGCACCGAAGTTCCAAGCATCACTCAAGTCAGGGTTCCCCTCAGTTACAGTAGATGAAGGCGAAGCTAAACGTGTTGTCGATCTATACCGCAACAAGAACCACAACATCGTGTCACTATGGAACAGATGCAACCACGTCATAAAGGGTATCGCGGCGGGTGGCAGCGGTCAGGTGTGTAGCATACTGGACTACGATGCCGACGGTATCAGGATGCCTAACGGTTTATACATACGCTACCCTGCGCTACGCAGAGGTGAGGATGGGTTCGAGTACATAAATACTGCAAGAGCCTACAAAAATATGCACATGGATAACGTAAGCTGGACTAAGATATACGGCGGCAAGGTAGTGGAGAACATTACACAAGCTGTTGCTCGTATCGTTGTAGCTGAGCAGATGGTTGCCATAGGTCAGCGATACCATGTGGCACTACAGGTTCACGATGAGGTTGTGTGCGTAGTGGACGAAGATAAGGCTGAAGAGGCCAGAGATTTCATGGTAGATGTAATGTCTACACCGCCCACATGGGCATCAGACTTACCCGTGGCTTGCGAAGCAGACATAGGTGCAAACTATGGAGAAGCTAAGTGACAAAACTATCTCATTCCTTTTCGTCCCTCAAGATGTACGAGAACTGCCCCAAGCGGTACTACCACCAGCGTGTACTCAAAGAAGTTAAAGACCAAGGTGGCGAGGCTACTATATGGGGGGAACGTGTACACAAGTTCCTTGAGGACCGGTTAGCCAAGGCGACAGAGCTACCACAAGAGGTTGCTCGTTATGACCCGCTATGTAAGTCGATCATTAAGCTGGCTGAGGGCGGGGAGTTATTGGTTGAGCAACAGCTGACGTTGAACGAAGCACTAGAGACTACGAGTTGGTTTGCTAAGGACGCATGGATGCGGTCAATCGTTGACGTACTGGTGGTCCAAGGCGCAGAAGCTGTGATGTTTGATTGGAAGACAGGTAAGCGCAGACCAGATTTCTCACAGCTAGAGTTGTTTGCATTGCAAGTGTTCAAGCACTACCCAGATGTCAAGCGGGTACGCACCTCATTTGTGTGGCTCAAAGACCTGTCAATGGATCACGAACAGTACACCAGAGACGATGAGCCAGAGCTTTGGTCACGGCTTATGAACAAGGTTGTTCGAGTAGAGAAATCTCTAGCTTCTGACAACTGGCCAGCCAAACCCAGTGGCCTATGCAACTGGTGTCCATGCAAAAACTTTTGCGAATATGTATAATTAAACTTGACATACTTTACAGTTAGGAATATCTATGGCTACTACACCAGAGGGGCGTATTAAGAAGGCCCTTGATAAAATGTTTAAGGAGGAAGGCGTCTGGTACTACAGCCCACAAGCGGGACCGTTCGGAGCAGCGGGTATACCAGATAGGATCGCTATAGTTAAGGGACTATTCCTTGGCGTTGAATGTAAGTCAGATAGGACAAAGAAACCTACGCGACTACAGGAGCAAGCGATGGCTAACATAGAGAAGGCAGGTGGCAAATGTTTTGTGGCCTGTGACAGCGACACAATAGAGACGGTGAGGGAGTTCATTCGTGCTTGTAATAGAGAAATCCAAGGCGCTAGCCTTAAAGCTTAACAACCCACAGCGTGTGTTGGCTACTATGCCGACTGCGAAACTGTGGCACAAGAACGGTACGGACTATGTAGTCACCCCTCATAGGGTGAAGGAAGTCGGTAAGCTGCGTGAGCTTGGTATAAAAGCACCATCTCCTATACTACACTACTACGATTGGCCGGGCCAGTTCACGCCTTACGAGCATCAAAGTATGACTTCTGCGTTTCTTACTATGAACACCAGAGCTTTGGTACTCAATGAGATTGGTACTGGTAAAACCCAGAGCGCATTGTGGGCAGCTGACTACTTGATGTCAGTGGGTGCGATAAAGAAAGTTCTGATCTTGTCCCCCCTATCTACACTCGAACGTGTGTGGGGCGATGGTATATTTACAGGGCTTATCCACCGTAAACACGTTGTGCTACACGGGACAGCGGCTAGGCGGAAGAAGTTACTCAATACCGAAGCTGACTTCTACATCATTAACCACGATGGATTTAATATCATACGCGATGAGACCATAGGTATGTTTGACCTTGTTATCATAGACGAGGCAGCTGTGCTTCGGAACCCATCGACCAGTAGGTTTAAGATATTCCGCAAGTGGATGAAGCAGCATGAGGACATACGCTTGTGGCTTATGACAGGCACACCTACACCTAATGACCCTACTGACGCATGGGCGTTGGCTACATTGGTAGGTAATCAGAACGTGAGCAAGACCTACACTGGGTTTCGCGAGCAAGTGATGATGAAGATAGGTCAGTATAAATACGTACCTCGACAGGAGAGCATGGAGATTGTGAAGCACACACTACAACCTGCTGTCAGGTACACTAGGGATGAGTGCTTTGATCTACCTGACACTGTGCGCCAGACAAGGGCAGTACCTCTAACGCCTGAGCAAGCTAAGCATTACCAGACTATGATGCGTCACCTTGTGACAGAGGCAGCAGTTGAAGGTACCATCACTGCGGTGAACGAGGCGGTTAAGTTACAGAAACTTGTTCAGATAGCCTGTGGCGTTGCCTACAGCGACGATGGTCAGAACGTAGAACTGGACTGCCAGCCCAGAGTGAACGCTGTTAAGGAGGTTATACAAGAGGCAGGGCAGAAGGTCATCGTCTTCGTACCACTAACAGGTACGCTGCATATGTTAGAGCGTGAGCTAAGCAAGCACTGGTCTGTAGCTGTGGTAAACGGTCAGGTCTCTGCGGCTAAGCGCAACGTGATCTTCAAAAACTTTCAAGACGCACGAGACCCAAGGGTCTTGATCGCCCACCCTGCAACCATGGCTCACGGCCTGACGCTCACATCTGCATCGACAATTGTGTGGTACGGACCAGTGACCAGCAACGAACAGTACGTCCAAGCTAACGGACGGATTGAGAGGATTGGTAAGAAGCACACGTCTAACGTGGTGCATATAGAAGCTACGCAGATAGAACATATTATGTACGAGCGGCTTGCCAATAAACAGAAACTACAAGGCTTACTACTGGATTTAATCCAGAGAGAAATGGAGTAACACATGGCTAAAGTAGAAGAGGTAATCGGCGCTTACATGAAGTTGCGCAATCAGAAGGAGGTCATAGAAGCTGCTGCTAAAGCAGAGGTTAAGGTCTTTAAGGAGAAGATGTTTAAGCTAGAAGGATGGCTCAAACAAAAGGCCGATGAGGATGGCGTAACATCTTTTAAAACTGATAGCGGCACTGCCTTCCTAACCACTACAGACTTCGCAGCTGTAGCTGATTGGGATGCTGTACTTACATTCATACGAGATAACGATGCGTATGATATGTTGGAGAAACGTATAAGCAAGATGGCTGTACGTGGATACATTGAGGCAAACAAATCTGTACCTGCTGGTGTCAACTACGGCACTAAGCTAGACATAAACATTCGTAAACCAGCGCTCAAAGGAGAGTAACATGAGTAACATCGTACCAACAAATATCGAAATCCCTGCACACCTAGCGGGTAAGATGGGTCAACCCTCTGCGTTAGCGCAGTCACTAACAGGCGGCATAGCAGCTGACACTAGCGGTGGGTTCGCTAAAATATCTATCAAAGGTAGTCGCTTCCGCATTGTAGACGGCGGCACTGAGACTGTGCTTGACACGACAAAGCTACCAGTAGTTATTGTGGGTGCCAACCCAAAGCTATCTAAGACCTACTACGCTAAAGCGTGGGACAAAGATGCGGAACCTGCTGCACCTGATTGCTACTCCTTGGACGGCACAAGGCCACACCCTGATAGTGAGACACCGCAGAATGACGTATGCGCATCCTGTAAGTGGGCTGCATGGGGTTCCAAGATCGGTAACAACGGGCAGCAACTCAAAGCCTGTTCCGACCAGAAGCGGTTAGCAGTTGTAGCTGCCGATGATCCCACTGGTCCTGTGTACCTGCTGCAAGTTACACCCGCTGCACTCAAGGGTCTTAACGCATACCAGAAAGAACTAGCTACCCGTGGTATACCACCTGAGATTGTTAAGACTATTGTGTCCTTCGACACTGATGCCTCGTTCCCTAAGTTGAAGTTCGGGTTCGGCGGTTTCATTGACGAGACCACTCAGACATCACTGGAAAATGTGTTCGGTTCTACTGAGGTTAAGGAGATAACAGGCGAGGTACTTCTTGCACCTGCACCTGCACCTAAGACAGAGAACCCTAAACCTCTTCTGGTAAAAGCAACACCAGAACCAGTAGCTGAAGAGGCTCCTACCCGTGGGTTCGGAGCAGGTACGAAGGTAGTTGCCCCTAAGCCTGAGCCTAAGCCTAAGCCTGTTGCGGCACCAGCTGAAGAACCTAAAGCAGCTAGAGCAGTTGATACTGATGTAGCCTTTCTTGCAGATGAGATCGACAATCTATTGGGGGACTTAGCAGCTGATGACTAAGATACCTCTCGATTTTGGAAAGGTTGAATCGCTGCGGGAGCATATGCTCCTAACCGTAAGCCATATGGCACAGCTAATGGGTGTGTCACGAATGACTTACTACGGATGGGTAAGAGGCAAGCCCATTCGTGCGAACAACGAAGCCAAAGCTAAGAACACACTGCGGCAACTAATAGCTCTTGTTAAGGACGGCCAATGGCCTGTTGAGGGTGCGAAAAGTATGACCGCTGTGGTTAGATACCAAACTTTACTTGAGGTTTTAGAAGGCCGCGAGTAATGTAGAAAAACACGGGGGGCCTAGGCCCCCCACATAGAGGGCAGTAACACACATGGACACGTTGGATTTTCTTCAACGAGTTCTGCCAGCGGAGGGCATATACTGCACGTTAGTTATAGATGGCACTAGTAAGAACCAAGCCTTTTATAATACCGTTGGAGAACTTGAAAAAGCAGTTGTAGCTTTAGACAAACGTAAGAGAAACGTATACTTTGCTACGGGTGCGTTTCAAAAAAAGGGTAGTAGGAAATCAGATAATGTACGTGTAAACAAATCGTTATACATGGACATAGATTGCGGCGAGGGTAAAGATTACCCATCGCAGAGAGAAGGTCTGCTAGCCCTACTAAAATTCGTTAAGGATACAGGTCTACCTGAGCCTATGATCGTGTCGTCTGGTAACGGGCTGCATGTGTATTGGGTATTCACCAGAGACCTAGAGCCAGATGAATGGCAACCTCTTGCTGATGCTATGAAGCAGTGCGTACAGGACAGAGGGTTCAAGCAGGATATGTCTGTACCTTCTGATATTGTCAGGGTGCTACGGGCAGCGGGTACCCACAATCCTAAAGGCCACAAGCAAGCTAAGGTCTTGATAGACAGAGCGCCGTGTACTCCTGAGAGCGTGGCTAAATGTCTTACTAACTATATGGTAGCTGCACCTACCAAGCTGAGACAGAACTCTGGCAACAGCCAACTATCACAAGCTATGGCAGTGCAGCAAGACTTCCCCCCGTCTATAGCCAGCGTCTTGAAATCCAAGTGCCAGCAGATTGGGTGGGCTGTGGACAATCAGTCCGAAGTTCAAGAGCCTATGTGGTACAACCTGATAGGTGTAGCTGCGTTTTGTGTAGACCCAGAGGATACGGCTAAAGAGTGGAGCCAACATCACCCACAGTACGATGAGGCTGAGACCATTAGGAAACTGCGTAACTGGAAACAGGCAGTAGATGGACCAACGACTTGTACTAAGTTTGACAGCACAAGACCGGGCGGCTGCAAGGGATGTCCGTTTTTGGGTAGGATAGGTAGCCCGACAAGACTAGGCGCACAATACGAGCCAGAGGATACAACTCAGGACGCACCAGCCGAGGCGGTGGTTGAGGTAGAGATACCCAAACAGTTTAAGAGAGCTAACGGTGGCATAAAAATTACGATAGATGATACTGATATAGATGTGTGCAGCTTCGACATATACCCAGTAAGTTATGGGCGAGACGAATCACTGAACTACGAGGTGTGTAGATTTAAATGGAAGAGGCCGCATGTTGGGTGGCAAGATTTACTACTTCGACAAGCGTATCTGGCAGACGGTACATACCAATATTTTGTAAGCGTTATAGCAGATCAAGGTATCGTACTGGCTACCAAGAAACAGACGGAGTATTTTCAATATATGTTAAGAGCATACATGAATGAGTTGCGCATGGCTAGAACCATGACGAACTTGTACGCATCTATGGGTTGGAAAGAAGACCACAAGATGTTTGTGTTAGGTGATACACTGTACCGCCGGAAGCCAGACACCACGATTGAAAAGGAGTCCATCAAGCTGGCATCAGCATCTACCCGCAACGGTAGCGATATGTTCGGCATGAAGGGAGACCACGCCAAGTGGTTAGGTATGACAGCGTTGCTAGAGAAGGCTAAGCTGGACGCGCATATGTTCTCTATAGGCATTAGTTTAGCGTCACCTATGCTTGAGTTCAGTGGTCTAAAAGGTATGACAGTATCTCTGTTCGGTAAGACGGGTGGCGGCAAATCACTGGCTCAGCTAATGGCACAGTCAGTATGGGGCAACCCAGACAAGCTACACTTCCAAGCCAAGTATACACAGAACACGTTGTTCAGTAGGTTCGGCCTATACGCTAACCTACCTGTAACCATAGACGAAGTTACCATGATGTCAGACAACGACGTAGGTGATTTCCTGTACTGGGTAAGCCAAGGGCGTGACAAGGCTAGGCTAAACAGAAACGCAGAGGAGCGAGAGGCTAAGACTTGGGCTACGTTCTGTATCGTATCTACTAACAGGCCGCTAAGTTCTAAGATGATAGCTTCTGGTATGGATACCGATGCGCAGATGGCACGGCTGCTAGAGTTGACAGTTACGCCAAGCAAGCTGTTCACAGATAGTTCTAACATAGGCAAGAAACTATTCGACATCATGTCTGATAACCATGGCACGGCTGGAGATATATTCATCCAGAAGCTAATGGCTATAGGCGAAGAAGGTGTACGCGCCATGATCGCCGAGGCTACAGACAAGTTCCACAGTCGCTACGGGGTGGCGTTCAAGGGTGAGGAACGGTACTGGCAACAGGTTCTGGTACTTACAGACCTAGCACTACGCCTTGCCAAAGAGTGGGGTATAGTATCGTTTAGCTCAGAACCGTGTATGCAGTGGGCAGTAGATCAGATCGGCACCTTGCGTAAGACAGTATCTGAAAACCAGATAGACGCCTTCGACCTTATATCAGAATACCTCAACGAGTTTGCGGGAGATACGGTACGGGTTATGCACACTGGTAAACAGAAACCTATGGTGGACTACGAACGTATGCCACGGCACGGCATCAGAGCCAGAGTAGATGTGCATAGGAAGGTATCTTCAGACCCATTCGATAGCGGTACACTAATGCTGGACCGCGCACACTTTAGAAAGTGGTTGTCTGCCAGAGGCGGCGACTACAAGGGTGTGACTGATACACTGGTACAAGAACTAGCTGACGCTACTCCCGTACGTAACAAAGCATCACTAGGTAGGGACACACCCATCAAGCTGCCTCAGACCTATGTTATAGGTGTGAACCTAAGTCATCCTAGGATGGTAGGTTTGTTGGATGAGGCCGAGGTAGCATACGAAGACCTAGTGTTGGGTCAGATGCAGCCTGTAACTTAGTCTGCTACCATAGCGTCAAAGAAATTATTCAAATCTTGACGGGCAGCTAGTGGAGAACTTCTAAGGGTACGTTGGGCGGCAGTCTTACGTGCCTCTTTTTCTGCCTTGCGTACATTCTTATTGAAGTTCCTGATCTCCATGGGTGTACCCTTGGCAGTACGGTTCCACTCTTTTACTTCCTGTTCAATACTGCGGCGCTGGTTCCTGTCCCCTTTGAGCCATGCTTGCTTGAACTCAGTAGTTATAGACCGCTGATAATCAGTAACACGTTTAGCGTACTTGATCGCACCGTACTGGTCCGCAGCCTCTTTGGGGTAGAAGCCTAACACTCTACCTATCATAAGTGGTACGCTCATATCCTCAGTCACAGTATAGCCACGCTTGTCAACTACCGTACCGTCTTTAAGGTAGGCAAAGATGTCACCGATGTTTCGCACTGTAGTAGCAGGTGTCTTACGCAGTACATCGCCAGCACTTACAGTAGACGAGAACGGGGCCTTAGCTGCTAGGTATGCGAACTCACCTGTCTGCTCAAGGAACCCAAACGCAGGGCCAAAAATATCTTTTATCTCTCTGTATTTGTCAGAGCCTGACAAGAAGAACGCAGTACCCGGTCCCACATTGCCCAAGGACACACGACCACCAACGTCTGAAGGTAAGAACTCGTTGAGGAACCCGTTGAGTAGTGGCTTAGATGAACCCGGCCATAGGTCTTCAAGTAACTTAGCTGCCTCGAACCTAATGCTACCTGACTTGAACCCAAGGGCTTGTGCCAATGTGTCGATTAAATCTTCTAGGTCTTCAGCAAGTGGGAACCCTGCCACGCCTGACATCATAAGTAGACTGGTCAACATACCTACCTGCCCAGCGCGGGACAGGTTGCTGAACAGTTGGATAGATGTAACGGGGTATACTTTATACATATAGACAAAGGACATGAGGCCACTGCGGAAAGCCGCTGGCCTGTTCAGCACGGAGTATTCACCCATCGTGTTGTTGATTGCCTCGACAGAGAACTTAGTGGCACCTGCGTTAGCTTCAGCATCAGTTCTACCTACTGACTTCAACCGTGCAAACTCTAGGCGGTATGCCGCAAGGCCGAAACCTCTACGCGCCCCTCGTTCAGTGGCGTTGAACGGATACATAAACGCATCAGCAAACTTCTGCATCCACGCTTTGCTCATGTTACCACGGGACAAGCCCATCATGGCATTGCCTTGTGCGGGGATCATAACACCTTCACGGATTTCACGGGCTAGGAACTCAGCCTCTAGTGAAGTTATCCCATGCTTTTCCTGCAAGGACTTACTACCAGCAACGTCATCATAGAACTCTGCGCTATCGAACTTCAGCCCCGAAGTGTCACCGCCTAGGGTGTTCCCTACTAAACCTCTAAGGCCAACATCGTACATAGCTTTGTTGATGGCACCCATGGAAGAGAACCCAAAGCCGCCGCCGAAACCTGTCTTCTGATTGTGGCTAGCAAGAAACGGCAACCCGTTGATGTATATACCAATGAAGTTAAGGGTACCTGTTGCTATAGAACCGCCCAGTTGGAAAAAACTTGCATACGATCTAACACCAGAGGCCAGCTTAGTAGCATCCGAATCAGACATGGACACGTCACGGTTATCGTTGAGGAAGGCCACGCCCTTAGCAGCTTCTGCATGATACTCGGCACCATAGTTAGTAGCGCCTCGCTGTGTGTTTTTGTACATGGTCTGGAGTTGAGCGTACTGTCGCTGCGCATCAGCGCGTTGAGGCTGCGTAAGGCGGGGGTTTATAGACTCAGCCTTTAGCTTCGTCAGTTTATCTTGTGTAGCCGCATCGTCCATGCGCCACATAGCACTGGACTTGCGCAGCCCAAGGTTCATAAGGTCGGTCATCTGCGGTGCAAGTTGTACTCTAGCTACAGAAGAGGCTCGTTTGTCTACGTGCTGTGACACGGCTAGGATACCATCCGCATCAGCGCCGGGTGTAAAGTTACGTTCAAGACGTTTACGTGCGCTAGCGTTCTGCTTGGTCATACCGGTTATGACACGCTGCATTTTAGCGGGGGTAAGGTCTACGTCAAAGCTCTGTAGACCACGGATAAAGTCTTTAAGGTCTAACTGTGGTGGGCCAGACACACTATCGACAACCGCTTCGGACACAGCGTTCAGGCGGACCTTAGTTGGTATGTAGTTGCCTGTGTCCACGTCCTTAACCAAAGCTGTGTACTCATTAGTACCGCCAATATCCTCATTGAACATGGTGGCAAAATTTTCTGTCTGGCTAGCGTTCTCAGCATGTTTATAAACCAGTAGCGCCTTGTGATCAGGGTGAAGCTCTACTGCCTTACCATTTACCGTGGCTTGAACACGCATCTGAAAGCGGCCAGTTCTAAGCAGTGGCGTATATCCATTAGCAATAGTTCGCTTGGTATTACGATCAGCTTGACGTGTAAGAATGTCAGACATCATAACCCTGCGTACTTCAGCTTGCAGTAGGAATTTATTATCTTCGTTGAAAGCCATGCGCTTACGTAAGTCGTCCAGCTGTTTAACTATTGCGTCACCATCAGTGGTTCGCCCCTCATAGAAAGACTTAACAGTAGCGCCGCTGTCTTTTGTAGCACCGATGAGATACTTGTTGACCGCCTGTATAAAGTCTTCCGCATTAGACATGGCCTCTGCGTTAGGAGTAATTATCCCGTTGGTATCTTCTATCATATCAGCTGTGTACATCGCACCCATATCTTCTATGAGTTTGCGCACCATAACCATGTCATCTTTGGTCAAGCTATCTTTTTCTTTGACCAAGCTTTTGAGGTTAACCTTGGTAGCGTTCTTTTCGTATTGATAAGCCTTTGCCCCAGCGATTAGGAGTTCTATCTCCACATCAGCCATGGCCTTACGTACTTGCAGGTAAGAGATATATTCTGCGCTCTTCTCTGTAAGCCCCGGTATACCCGGCACCTCTACGGTCTCGGTTTCTTTTTTACCTTGTGGGTCTACATACACATCCTCAAACGTATAACCATCTCGCAGTTCTTCTAGTGTACGGGTACCCATATCTGACAGGCGCTTCAGTTCTTGTGGGTTAACCACAGGGTTGCCATCGTTATCTACCTGCAACAAGGACACTTTTCCGGGGCCTGCTTTGTCGTACATATTGACGGCTTTACGCTGCCCATCGTATAGCATCTTGTTGACAGTTGCTGTTTGTTCAGTAGCCAACTTACCTACGCTACCAATCTTACGATCTAGTGCGGTCTTCATAGTGTCGTTAGCAGTAATACGTACGCGGCTTGCTATGTTCGAGTGTTCAGTAAACAACTCATATGCTTTGCTAAGGCCAAGGTTCCGCCGTGCGCGGAAGTTCGACAGGCTTAGGTACTGACCTTTGAACTTATTAAACTTATCCACGACATCTTTGACACGGCCTTTGTCTGTTATGTTATCCCAAGCCTCTTGTACATTTGTGATGGAGCTTTTACCTTGGGCCATAAGGTTAGCAGCTATCATGCTTTCAGTGCGCATGTCTTTGGCAGGTGCGAACCTACCAGTGCTTGTGGCTCCAGTGTTTGTAACCACATCTTTGTACTGCTGTGCTACCTCTTGCAGGATAACTAGATTGCCGTTACCTGCGGCACTTCGACGCACGTACTTACGGGACTGATCCACTAGATAGCGTACGTCTTCATCACCAAACTTAACGCCTAGCTTGTTAAGGAACTTCTTAATGGTACGCATGACACGGGCCATGACACTGGTGTCTACAACGGCTGCGTAGTCTGCAATGTATTCTTCAACGGCTTCAGCTTTACTCTGGCCATACACATCCATTGAATTGTCTACAGAATTTCTAACGTCTTCGTTGGTATCGTATATGGACTCCATGAGCGTGTCGAATTGCGCTTTAGGTACGATGCTACGTAGGCCGTAGTGGCCCAGTACTTCGTGAGCCATGACAAAGTTAAGGTGTTTGGCGTTGGCTATGTTATCTGAGAAGATGACCACAGTGTCGCCGTTAAATGCGTAGCCAGAAGCCATTGCAGTATCAAAGTCCCCTTCAGGACGGGCGGCAACAGCAGATTTATACAGCTTAGGGTTACGTGCTTTGAGGTCTGCTTGGCTGCGGTATACGAATAGCTTAGGTTTTGTTTCTAGTTTAGCTACGAACTGACGGGCTAGCATACGGACACGGCCATTAGCCATCGGACGTATAGGCGTACCGTTCTCGTCTACTGCACCCTCAAGAGAGAACCTACCGGATGCACGGCCTGTTTCCTTTAGCTTATCAACAAACTCCATGATGGATGTGTCAGCGTTAGGGCGTATAGCCTCTACTGCTTCTTTGACGGCAGGCGGCGTCTCAATCCTACCGCCCTTCTTAGTCATATCAAACTCTATACCTATGGCTTTAAGGTTAGGGATCAGTCCTTGGGAGGAAAGGATAGAGAACGCAGGGTTAACACCCTTGGTATCCATAACATTTATAGTATCTAGTTCTTCGGCAACAATAAGTAGTACAGCACGGCTGTCGTTGTCCCAAGAGAAGTCTTCCATGTAGGCTCTGGCTTGCGTACGCCGTGCCATGCCTTGACCTTGTGTCGGTGCAAAGTACGCAGTGCGGATGAGGCCGTACAGATTTTGTTTGTACTTACCACCTACTTCTGTTTCCACAGCGTCTATCATATCTTCTACGGTTGAGTCTCTGAACACAGTCTCTTCTGGTTCTAAGGTCACTCCCACTGGTGCGTTAAGCGCCACGGTAGCTAAGGCGCTGTCGGTTAGTGTACCTTTGTTTGCCTTATCATTTATACTTTTCTGGTCTGCGAGGGATAGTGCATCAAATTCAGCGATAGATGTAGGCTCTTTCAACGCGCCACGATACTTGGTGTATGCGTCACGGCCTGCGCTTAGGTCTTCTTGGACAACAACTTCTTGCTTGGCAACTTCTTGGACTGGGCTTTTGTCGTCTTTGCTTGCCACTGTTTCGCTAGCTGTGGTTTGTTTGCGTACATCCACCTCTGCTGGGCCTTGCTCTGGAACGGCATCAGTCTTCTCCTCTGCTTTAGGCGCAGGCTTAGTTTTAGCTACGGGCTTTTTTAGCTGAGGTTTTGCTTTCACTGGCGCAGGTTTTTTAACGCTAAGTTTTTTCCTACCGCCAGTAGGTGTAGGCGTACCGTCAGGCTCGTTAGGATCACGTATCAGCGGCTCACGCTGACCTTTAGCCTGTGGCTTAGTAGTACGCAGTCTGTCGAACAACTCTTTGTTAGCAGTACCATCTCGCACAGCCTGTACCCACTCTCGTTGGGCATCCATCTGCCGTGAGTCAAGCGTAACTTTACTGGCTAACTTCTTGCGGCTGTCGTTGAACTGATCCCACAGGCTAGTAGCGTCCACGTATTCATCTACTGTCAACGTGTCTGCAAAGGCTTGTTCGGATCGTTGTTGTTGCGCAGCTTGGAACTCTGCGTCTCGCTGTACCCTAGTAGCTTCAGCTTGGCGCTGGTCTTCTTGTGCCTGCTGCATGGCCTGCTGCAACGGGTTAAGACCTTCAGCCATGGCTGTGGTGGCAGGAGGTGGGGGAGGGGGTGCAGTAAATGATTCGGTAAACCGCTGCTGCCCTTGGGCTTCTAGGTCTGCCTGCGTAGTATCTACTTGTATTGTAGGGCGCAGTACGTTGCCAGTAAAGGGTAGCTCTTGCCCAGTAACACGCGCTTGCGTAGCCGTAGGTAGCCCCATCTCAGTGGGGGTAAACATTTCCGCTTGGCCTGTTTCTAGGTCAGGGGTAATTTGTGGGGCAGGCGCAACAGGCGCAGGCGTAATAAGAGCAGGCGGAGGGGTAACAACTTGCCCCGGCAAACTTGTGGGCGGAGCTAACGCACGAGGCGGAGAGGGCAACCCAAGTGGTGCAGCTGGCGGCGGCGGCGTAACAATCGGACTGGTGTCAGCAGCTGGGGCTGGCAGCGCAAGTGCTGGAGCCGGTAGTGCAAGCAAAGGTTTTGTTTCAGGTACAGTAGGCGCTGCCTCTACCTCTGTCTCCGTGGCACTACCTAATGCGTCAACAGGTTTACCTTTGCGTAGGTTAACAATACCACCGATTGTACCACCAACTGTGAAGCCAGCGACAGCAGATTCAATTAGCCTAGACAGGTACTCATCGTCATCATATTTTTCGTACCGGCCACCCGCGCCCATAGCTAATGCTTCTTGGCCTGCTTCGGTTGCGCCTTCTAACGCACCGCCTACTAGGAAACCTTTAGCCCCACGTTTTAGGATGTTGCCGGGAGTTACACCCGTCAAGCCGAATAGTTTACTCGCAGCAATAGCTTCCGGTATTGTAGACAGAATAGCGTATGGGATACCAAGAGTAGCGGCTATACCTCTGGCACTGTTGTCATCTGCTAGCGCACCGCGCTCACGTTGTTCATTGTATATATCAGCTATGCCGATACCGTAGTTGTTAATCGCAGTGGCTGCACCCGCACCGCCCAGTTGGGATAAGGCTTTACGTTGTGCAAGACTTAGGCTCTTAACGCCACCTTTTGCGTACGCTTCGGCAGCTTCTACGGCTAGTTTTTTAAACGCAGCCTTACTAAACATAGCGCCAACACCAGCAAGCGCACCGCCCAATGGGTTAGCAGTAGAGGCTGTACCTACAGCAAAACCTGCAAGGCCTACACCTACAGTCTCAATAATGTTTGGTCCTTGCTGTCCGATCATAGACACAGCGTATTCAATAGCACTGATCTCACCGGAAGCTACGTCAGCTGCACTGGCTTGGAATGGCGACAGTTCTTCTGAACGAATACCTGCACGTTCTACTATGCCTGAGCCTAGTTCTTCTGCGCCTGCAAACTGCAAGCCTGCACCACCTAAAGTCTTTAGCCCTTGTGTGCCAAGCTCAAAGCTACGTTTAAACCGTGTGCCTAGTGTTGGGTCTTCAATACGTCCTAGGTATTCAGAGTACTGGTCTCTGGATAAGGGCGACCAAGCTCCCGGTTTACGTGGCGCACCGCCTTGTCCTAGGTATTGCTTGGACTTTACCGCATCAGAGTAATCATCAGCTTGGAACTCAAACCCGTTGACAGACATTAACCCACTGCCAGCATCATATAAGATGTCGTCGCCGCCCGAAGGAGACGGTGCCATGTCGGGTGCGCTATAGTCGAAACTACCAAGGGTAGTGTCCGGCATCTTTTGTATTAGCGAATCCGCAGTAGACGGTGTGAGACCGCCTAGGCCTGTCGCAGCTGATGCACTCCAAGGATCGTTAAGCCGAGGCCGTAGCCCAATACCCATTGCCTCTTCTGGAGATTGGCCATATCGCAAAGTTCTATCCGCCATGGGTTTCTCCTAGTTGGATTGCAGCGGAACGTATGTACCGTTTTTCTCAATAAACACAGCAGGAGAAGGTGTTAAATCTAGCCCCGGTGCTACGTATTGAGGATACAGTATGATCCTATTACCTGTTTCGTCCATACCTAAATAAGCCTCGCCGTTTTCCGTTTGGATTACTTGGTATTTACCAGAGTTTTTAAGGCGTTCTAGTATTACATCTGCTTGCGCTTTGCTTGTTGCTTTAGCTAGTTCTGTTGTAGCAGTAAGCGCAGCCTTATGTGATTCCAGTCTCATCTCTTGCTGCAAATCTACGTTAGTTTTGGCGTTTGCAATTTGTGCAGCTTTATAATCTTGGTCAAACAAAAAGCCTATATGGTTGGATATATCATTTGCAGTCATAGAGTTTACTGTCGTATCTTTTTGGCCATTAATAAACAACGTCCACTTACCGTCAGTCTCTCTAAGCTCCACATTATTTGTCTGGTACGTGTTAGCCATTAGGTTTACAAAAGGCATAAGGTCACCGCCCTTAACCTGTCCTAAAATATTCATACCTTTGAGGTAGCTTTTTGTGCTAATCATATTCTGTCGTAAGCGTCTGATCTCTAAGGCTTGGGCGGCAAAGGTCGTTCTGTCCCCTGCTAACCTACTTAGCTTTTGCAATTCTTCTAGTACAGCCAGCGTACCTTCAGTCTCTTGTATCATTGTCTGTGCGGCGGCAAATTTTACAGAGTCTATTCCGTAAACTGTTGCATCTGCAATAATATTACCATCAACTTTAGGTCTACCACTGGTATCCAACCCAGCGGTTTTAACGGCTACTTTTACCGCAGCATCTATCTTGGCCTGTATCTCTGTCGGTGTAAGGGTTCCCGCAGCTGCCTCTTGCTCTACTTCAGTTACCGTAGCTGTTACTTTACTAACTTTGGCCTCTGCGTCCTGTAATTTTTTAAGGTTAGCCGCCTCAATTTCAGGAGTTATACCAGCTTCAGGGCCTTCGCCTGATGTTACGTCACGCTCACCACGAAAAACACCTTTAAACCTTTGGCGTTCCAGTACTAATTCTTTTTTCTCAGCTGTTAAATCTTTAACTCGTTGCAGCGTTGCACCAGTTGGGTTGCTGTTAGCAGAATTTATAGCGTCTGTTAGGTTTTGTTCTACTTCTTCTAGGCTACGTTCAGGACCAGAGCCTACACCACCGGCACTGCCAATCATTGATGTTCCGGCACCTGTAAATGCGTCACGCAATTTTTTAAATAGCTGACGCTGGTCCGGATTTTGTTGGAGAGAGTGCATGTCTACATAATCACCAGTCTCTTGGTTTATATAAAACGGTACGCCGTCAGCTTCTCTACCCTCTAAAGAATACGTTACACCATCAACTGTTCTAACCCCCATGTATTGTTTTGTAAGATTAGGAAACCTCCGCCAAATATCGTTCTTCTCAGGGGTAAAAGTATTAACTACAATAGGATGTCCGCCTGCTGTGGCAGGCAATGGCCTTTGTCCCGGTCTCGCACCAGTTTTCTCAGCAGCGGCAAGGACTTCTTCGCCTGATGGATACAACCCAGTTGCTTCTTTTGGTTCTACTGGTGATGGGAAACTAAAGTCCATCTCGCCTGTAGCTGAATTTCTTTCTGGCTTGTAAAACTCATCAAGCGCACGGTTTATTGATAAACCCAAGCCTTTTTTACCATAGATATTACCCTTTAGACCCACTGGACCTTCGCCACGGTTTAATGCTTGTTTTTGATCAAAGGTATACCTATCGCCTGCCCACTTTTCTTTCCCCCATTTTTTAACAAACTCTGCGACTGACGTATAGGCGTCGCCGCCGTTTAGCAGTACAAATCGAGGATCGCTTACTACATCCACAGCTATTTTATCTTGGTTGGCAGGGTCTAGTAACACAGACGCGCCACCGGCTCCTTGTTGATGAGCAAGGTAAAGTTCACCGGCAGTAGGCTGTCTACCCAGCACACCAGCTAAAATTCTAGCGTTCCTAGATGCTAGCTTTGCCGCAGCATTAGATGCTTGTATTGGGTCAAAACGATTTTCTAAATTAAACTCAGCTGCTGTGCCGTCTATGAATTGGAACAACCCGCCAGCTGACGAGTTAGGGTTCTGCGCGTTAGGGTCGAGTGAACTCTCTATCTCAGCAGTCCGCCGTAGATACCCTTCCGGTAAACCAAATCTACTCTCAAGGTTAGCCCATACAGGCTCCAAATCTTTTACAAGTTTAGCCGCGTCACGCATTAGCGGTGGCTGCTTGGCGGCACTAGCAGCAGGGGCAGCGTCAGATGTAATAACTGCAGGTGGTGTACCACCAAAGGCAGCAGCTTGGTAGTTAGACTGTGTATAGTCTGCCCCTGCTTGCACCGCAGCAGGATCAAATACTGAAGGACTCGCTTGAGTTAAGGTACCACCGCTATAAGCGGGTGAAACAATAGGGGCAGCTGCTGCTCCAGATACGTTTGCACCTGTTCTGTACGCTTCTAAATCACGTAGTTTTCGTAGATTTAATTCTTCTTGTTCAAGCAGTTGGCCAGTGCGTTGCTGCTGTAACCTAGTAGTATCTAAGGCTAATGCGTTCTGCTCCTGTTTCTGCTTTTGCAACATGGCTTCGTCCATGCGTTCAGCTGGAGATAAACCTGCGACAGCGCCAAGGCCCCCGGCAGCTGTAGTCTGCGCCCATGTTGGGCCATATGTTGCAGCCATGGTTTTCTCCTTACCCGATGTTTCCGTACAGACCGCTACTAGACTTATTAGAACTGCCGCCGATGTCGCCTAAGCCAAGCGCCCTAGAAGTACCATACACTAGATCACCTTGGGCTTGGCGTCTACGCTCAGCCAAGTCTGCGTACAAAGGAGTAGCTAGTCCAGCGTAACCTTCAGGTGCAGCTGTGGGCAGCGCACTCAACCCAGCTTGACGTAGGCGCATCTGTGCTGCGGAGCCGCGTTCTTGTTCTGCTGCTGCGGCCACGGTAGCTGCTTCGGTGCTGCCAATCTGAGCGCCACGGCGGATAGAAGCTGCCCTGTCAGATGAAAGACCACGGGTATCTTCGGCAAGCTCCCGCTCAGTTCTAATTTTTGTTTCTGCGTATGCAGCTTCTGGGTTGGCACCCTGTTGGTCAGCAGCCTGCATAAACTCTTGTGCTGACAGAACCTGTTGCTCGAACAATGCTCTATTCTCAGAGGCCATACGCTGTAGTTCTGCTTTACGTAACTGAACTAGCTCTGCTTCTTCTGCGCTTAGCCCTGTTACGTCAGGGTTTTCAGCTAGGGCCAGAACAGTTAGTCTACCGAGAGTTTCAGGACTGGTTATATTAGCTATAGTTGTAGTAAGTCCTGCTTTTAAAGCGCCTGTTATTGTAGGCGCTGTGGCTACATTTGCGCCTGCGGCTACAGTTCCACCATTGGCTAGAACAGCGGTACCGTCAGCTGCTACTGAGGTAATAGTTGTTCCAGCATTATTTGCTGCCGCTGTCATTTCAGGTGTCACGTTTGCTGCAGCACCTTCGGCTACGGGTGCGTTTGCTGTGTTTAGTCCAGCGGTAGCAGAAGTATATCCGCCGAACCCGCCTGTAAGACCACCCATTAACGCACCTGTTTTAACATCACCGCCTGTAACTTTAGCATTAGCTGCACCTAGTACCGCTCCTACCCCCGCCGATGCAATGGTAGTCCCTATCGTAGCTGCCGCCGTTGTACTAATAGCCCCTGCCCCAAGAGTGGTAGCCACTGACGTGAGCGCCGCTGATGCGCCGATACTTGCAGCGATTGCTGGCGCTACGAAAGGAATAGCTACTGCTATTGCCACTGCTACTACTGCTTTTACCGCTTTGGCCATAATATTCTCCTACAGAATCATTCGTACATAAGTGCAGGATTTACTAAACCCAAAGCGTTTTATGTAGTGTTTTGCTAATCGTTCATTTCCATACGCGTCCAAAAACACGCAATCATTCACCCGTAACCAGTTTAATATAGACTCCCAGAAAGCGTCTCTGCATCTGGATAGGTTCTTACCGGCCATGGCTATTAGGTCCGCACCTTTTTTACCATTGGCCATATGAAACTGTATACCAATCACACACTGAGGTTTGCCGTTATCCGTACAGATAAACAGTACACATTGATCAGTCTGAGCTAAGCAATAAATATCGCCAGAAGTTATATCGTCCGCACCTATTTCGTTACTCTGACAAGAAGCAGTAAGCAGTGGCTCTAACCAAGTCCACAGTTCGTCAACCCGTTCAGGTGTTAGCATCTCTATATTTAAGTTACGCTCAGTCACTCATCGGACCCTTACTAATCATACCTTTAAAGAACGCCGTACCTTTTTCTTCTACTAGCCACCTAGGAATGACCATCTCTTTTTCGTGGGCCATGATAGGGACTTCACCTGTAGGCGACTTACTTGTGGGTACTTGTCCACCTGCAGCCATGGACGGCATAGGAGCTTGCTGGCCGGGGGCCATTGGTGCTTGTGCTGGGGCCATAACATTCTGGCCTGTCGGCGTATTCTGTGCGGCGCGTGATGCCACGATGAGACCGAAAATAAAACCTTCGTCATACTCTGGTGATATATCTTGTTCCGTAGCAAGTCCCTGCTGAATAGCGAACTGTCTAATCTGCGGGTACATTGACGGGTTACGTAAAGCTGCTGTTGCCAGTTGTGCTGCTGTGTTAAGTTCTTGTGGTGTTAGCTCACCAGATTGCAGCGCCATACTGACGGCTTCCTGCACCTGAGCTACTTCTTGTGGGCGAGTATTCATAAACTCTTGGATTTGCATTTCCATCACATCAGGATTTGTAGGTTGTGCTGGCGCACCGCCTGCCATAGTGCTTGTAGGTTGCAGCCCACCCGGTCCTTGAGTACCCGGTACTGGCTGACCACCGGGACCGACTTGGCCACCCATCTGATACTGCGGCAATGTACTTGCGCTCATGGTACTAGCTATGCCGCTACCCATAGGTGTTGTGACTGGAGGTGAAGGCATATTCATAATACCTTGTAGTACTGGTGGTAAACCTGTAGGTTGCTGTGCCATAGCCTAGCTCCTCAACTGTGTTAGAAGTAATTGTACTGTAGCACGTAAGTTAGCCACGTCATTGGCCAAAGACTGTACGTCTACTACTAAATTTGTATAGTCGTCTAATACTGGAACACTAGCTTGCCCTGTTACGGTAACTACATTGCCAGAAATGCTGAAGCTAGTAAGTACGTTTGTACCAGCGCCTGCGGCTGAGACATTAGTCATTACCTGTGCAACCGGATCACTTATACTTACTTGTGCTTTGGTTATGGCTTTACTCGCAAGGTCAGATTCGCCACGTATGCCAGCCAGAAGCTCAACATTTTCTTTAATCGCAGATAACATGCGCGACTGCCATTCGTCTACCCCAGTGGTAGGTACAGCAGGTATACCTGAATATCTAGTCGATAATGCCATTACGCTTCTCTTAACCCTACCGGTGTATCCGCAAGATGTATAGACCTTACACGTACAACGCTTTCAAGTTCCACCTCAAATGTATCCGATTTATAGCCTGAAGGCAATCGAAACGTTTTACTGTTGGATAGTGACGTTGTAAACTTTAAAGCTTTGTCTACGTACAGTTTAAATGTTACCTCGTTAGCTCCGTCCCAACGTATAGTTGTATCTTCCCAATCGTCTGTCACAGCATCCCAAGCAGCTGTCGTATTAACAGTGTAATCAGCCACAACTTTAGCCGCCCCAAGGTTAAGCGGCTCCTTAGTTATTAGCGTTTTAGACTTCCATGTATAGTTAGATAGCGGTTGGCTACTATCGTCCCAACGGTAAATGTCCCCATCAGTACCGTCCACGTAGTACAGTATGTTCGTAAGCACATCGTACCAAGCAGCAGTAAAACTATACGTAGTGTCCACGAAGAACCCGCCAGCTTTTTCGTCTAGCTCAAAGATGATACTGCCGTTAGAGTGAGACGCAAAGTACGCATCGTTAAAGTACGTACCTGTCAGCGTAGACGGGTCTAGGTCATCACCCCAAGTGTCGCTATTATATAGAGCCTTTGTGGCTAACTGCGCACCAGTAGTGGTAGAGTACAGAGCAATGCCATCGTGAGTCGCATACATAACACCCACGCCAGTGTTAACGATACTGTTCTTATTCAGACACGGAAACCTAGCATCTGTACGAGTTAAAGAAAATACTGCGGGGTTACTGCCAGATACAATGTACGCATAGGCTTCTGTCATAACGATAAGGCTACCACTAAAGAGGGCAAACCCTACTACGTTGTCTTCTAGGGTAAGCTTAGACGCTTCGGGCCAAGCGTGGTACGCTCCCGGCTCAGAGAAATAGACTTCATTATTAACGAACCCAGCAAGAACGTTGTTTTGGATGGCTGTAAGCCCCTGCAAAGTTTCGGGCGGGGGAGCAAAGTCGTTAGTGGTTAGTACGTTGCCAAGGCTAGCTACGGCAAAGTCGTCTATAAATGTATAGTTACTTTCGCCCCAATACCTAGCAGTGTCTACGCCGGGGTTTTCAGATGTATCGTGGTACAGCGTACCTGTAGCAGAAGTGGCAGACACATTAGCAGCTGTCTGTGCGTACTCAAAAGTATAGTCGTCTATAATCTCAGTGACCTCGCCTCCTGCAATATTAAACGAAGACACAGAGCAGTTAGCTATCTTAAAGAACGTGCCGACTGAGGTGTTATGCGGGTCTGACGTAGTTACCCTAGACACGTTACTGGTTCTCTGCACACTAGCTAGAGCCGTAGGGAACCACAGCGTAGCAATACGCAAGTAGTCGGCTGTGGTAGTGCCAGTGACTGTACGGTATAGTCGTATACCACGCACAAAGTTCTTACCTGTAGGCTTAGCACTAGGCAGATTGGTAACGGTTACGACTTGACCCTCACGAATAAACAAAGGGTCAGACGGCTCAGAACCGATTGACTCCTCACTCCATGGAGTAAACCATGTGTAAAGGTAATTACGTGAGCGGATGTTACCGGCTAGATCAACTTTACCATCTGTGTTGGCTGTAACCCCTACAGGAAAACCGGGACTTGTGTATGTAAGAGTTGTGTCAGATGGTGCATTGACTTCGATAGAGCGTGCGTTAAAAGATCGTAAATCCCACTCGACATTACCAGATGTAGTTACTGATGTGGCAGACGTTACTGTAAAACTGTTGGCATTAACCTTAGTCATGGTAAACACGCCACTCACAGCAGTACCAGACGTATAACGTAGAATAACTTGCGCACCTGATTCTAGCCCGTGTCCAGTAACAGAGACAGTTATAGTAGTGCCGGACTGCGAGTACGTACCGTCTATGTGGGTAAACCCTGTGATGGTGGCGATAGCACCTGACTTTAGACCGTGGTTAGCACTTGTAGTAAGTGTGACTACACCACTGGCGTCTCTAGCATAGTTGGTTGTACTCTTTGTAGTAAACGCTGCAGCTGCTACAGCTGGTATAGTGTCAGGCAGGGGTAGCCCAAGATTATAGTAGTCCACAGGGTAAGGCTCTGAACCAGTGGTAGCTAGTGCGTATGTACTTACTTTTGGCGCACCGTCCCCAGTGTAATAGAACCGCTGTTCATCAGCGTCTGCGGCCCCAGAGGGGGTAGCAATATCTACATCAGTAGCCCACGACAGCCACTTTAACTCGCCAGTACTGGGCGCACGAAGAGCGTGCAACTTCTTTACAGTACCTGTGCGCTCAGTATTATCTACGATAACAGGTGTAGGGTACGGGATTAAGTCACCGGAATATAACTTAATATTTGTGGCAACCTGAGCAGCCGTATCCGGTAATAGTTCAGAGGCTATCTTAGGAGCCTTACCGTAGAACTTTTGTATCTTAACCCCTGCCATATTACACCATCAATTCAAAGTGCGGTCCATCAATAAACGGACGGCGGTTCTGTGCGCGGCGCTCATCAATGTAGCTGTTCATAGCGTCTTCCATAGTACCACCGGAGAATTGAGCAATGTTTGGGACTGTCCATGCAGCACCCCAACGAATCGGAACGTCAACTTCGCGAGCAGCTTCGGCCATAGCGTCAGCAACATCGTCGTACAAATTCAGTTCCCACGATCCCCTCGAACCAATATAAACCATTAAATCAACGGCCAAGCCCTCAAGGTGCTTGCTTTTCATAGTTTGGGACGCACCCTTTTCGACCAAGGCACGTTGTTCATCCATAGTTCTTAGGCCGCAAATCACGCCGAAATCAATTTTACTACGGTGTATGGCTGAATTAACAACCGCTTGCAGGCGTTCATCCACGCCGCTCAGTCTATCAAGACTGCGTTTTGAAAGTTTAAACATTATTTCTTACCCCCAAAGAATTTAGTTGCTGACCGTACGGCGAAGCTACTAGCTACAATTACACCTAACGTATAGCTGTACCAATCTGGCATGGTACCCAATGCAGCAAACCCATTAGCCACGGCTTTATCTGCCCACTCAAAAGGTAGGAAGGCCAAGATTAACGGTATAGAAAAAAGTATAACAAGGTACTCGTCTTTCCATGAGTTCTGGGTTCCTTGCGCCATGATCTTTTCCCAGTCGGCCTCTGACGTAGCAGCAGATAACATAATTTTAGCTTTGGCGTCAGCCTCAGAAACTTTCATGCGTGTTTCAGCAGCCTTGGTTTCGACCTTAGAGGACAACCATGTGCTTGCGAGTGACCCTATCGGGCCGAGTATAGCTTGTATCATTTCCTAGACTCCATGGCATTAAACCCAAAGAAGGCACCGACAATGGCGCTTACGCTTACAAAGTACACCCCAGCAATAGACGTAAGGGAAGCAGTGGCCTCGCCTAAACCTATCGCTGACGTTACTACGATAGACGCAGGGTACAACAACATCCCAAGCAAAGCAAACCAAACCATCTTGCGCTGTTGGTCCCGCTTACTATCCTCGTCATCAAGCCTGCGCCTGCGGTCCTCCAAAGCCAGAGCATCCCACTCTTCTTTTTCAACAGCGCCGCTGCCGTTGGTGTCCGCTGCTTCAAACTCTGTCATCTTTCAAACTCCTTGCGTACGCAATCGCGTACCTCTTGTGGTGCGTTATTATAACAACTTTTCCCTGTTTGTCATATACAACATAATTACCCCTCTTGTTTCGATATAACTTCAAAGCAATACGTCACCGTGTG